TTTTTTAATAAAACATCGGGTAAATTATTAATTGAGTCATAACTTACATTTCTCATGTATGCTATATTATCTATGTATTTTTTTACACTATCAAAACCTTGTCCATATAATTGAAATACACTTTCCGCTCTTTTATCTTCTGTGTCGAATTCAAATAATTGAGGTGAAGATAAAAAACGAATCATTAAATTCGATTTATAATCGTCAATTTCATCCGCAATGTCACTTAATCTTGTAACATAAATCTCATAATCTATACCTGAAATTTGAATGTTGTGTCCGTCACTTGATATAGGCCAAGAAGTGGTCACATTTACCAACGATGTTTTTGAATTATCCTGACTATCTCTTGGAACTCTAAAACTTGAAGTATAAATTGGACTGGTTTCTCTATTTAATAATGATTGTTCTAAATCATCAAGACCCAAAAAAAATTCTTCAATTAACCCGTCGTTTGGTCTAACTAAAATGTTACTTGAATACGTGGAACCCGTGAAAGGGTTTCCGTACACTTTAAACTGAATGAGGTTATTAACGTTTGGTTCAGTATATTCAAGAATCGGGTATGGTGTATTGTTAACTACCAAAACATATTTTGTATATGATGAATAAAAATTTCTTAACTCATTTTCTGTTTGTGGTTTTATTACTGAAATAGGTTCAATAAGTACCAATTCAAATGGATTGAAGAATTTACTTCTCTCCACATCGAAAATTGTTGTATGTGTACTATCATCATATGTTATTCCTGAAACACTATAAGGAGACGAACCTATTGGACTATCAGCAACAACTGAAATACCGCCGGGGAATTTGTTGATTATCCTTGTTATGGAAACTAAAACTCTACTAGATAATGAACCGAATAAAGATTTATCCGCATATTTTTTATTGGATTTAAATGTTACCTCATTGGTTTTTTTTATCTTTGTTTTTGTTGTCGTTTGAACACCTTCAACTTCTTTTATATTATCTAAAGTTAAAAATTCCGAAAACGGAGTTGTTGAAAAATTCTTCGCATCTCTTTGAGGTATTACTTTATCTAACGCAAAAATGGTGTTGGTTAACGATGATGTTCCATCTGTTATTTGTCTACCAACTAAAAAATCATTAAATGTTTCCGCACCACTTGCCGCTTGACTCGGTACTTTTCTTTTTGCCATTATGTTTCTGTAATAGTATCAAAGTTTAGTGTTTCGTCAATATCAGTTCTCTCTTCACGAACTTCATATAGTGTTTCATTAAATTCATCTTTAACTTCGTAAAGATTGTATTGTTTATATATGTTGTTGTTATTGTCATAAATGGTGTAAATACCTTGTGAAACCGCCTTACTTTGATTACCATACAACGCATATGCGAGAGTTGAAGCATCATGTTCAACCATTTCTACCTCTATTGTTGTGGGATTTAAATATGTGTTTGTTAAAATTATTTTTTGAGATGGTACACCAATAAAAGGAACCGTATTAGGTTTATTTGTTGGTGCCGAAGATGGTGTTACCGTTAGAAACATCAAGTTTGTTGCCTGTTCACTATATTGATATCTTATAGCCTTTTGAGATGTACTTGTTAAATTTGAAACAATCGGGGTACAATAAAAAGATGAGGTGACAACCCTATAAAAATTAGGTATTTTTTTATTATCGGAAGAATTAATGTATTCAATTCTATATCCAACTAATCCTTGAGGTGTAAATTTATTCCTATCATCCGATGGGACATTTGATAAATCAATAATTAAACCTCTAACAGAAGGTAAAGATGCCAAAATACCACAATCGGTAATTGTTGTTCTAATTTGTTTTGGTCTTATGTGTAATGTGTATATACCTAAATCCGAAAAATCATCGGAGGTAAGTTTTAAATTATATAAACCACCTAATATTTCAACATTCGGTGCCGAAGTATCATCTGTCGTGTCAGAATTATGATAAACAGGTGTTAAAACATCAACAGAATTTAATCTTTTAAATGTTACATCAGAAGTTGCATTCCTATCAGAAACATAATGAAAATAAATTTCAACATCTTCTGGTGAAATGTCTGATGGTCGTATTATACCGTAAGAACCCGTTGCCATTTGTTTTTATTTATAAATATGAAAATTATTGTTTTCTGATATTAAAATACCCATTACCATAATATGATAATTCTCCTGTGTTTTCAATCTCAGATAATCTAAATGTTTTTTCAAGAACACCTTGTTTACCCCTTTCAACGAAAATGTCAGAATATATTACAGGTTCATCAATAAAACCTAAGAAATGTTCATTTCTTGTTATCACACAATTAATCACTTCTTCTTTTGTAAATCCAGATGTCGCACCGGTAATCGTGGTGACACCATCCTCAAAATCTCGATAATATAAATCATCAATTGTATACGCACTATAAACCAAATTATTTGTTATTCCTGTTGTCACTCCCGTATATGTGTTACCACCATAGAGTTTCTTTTCGTTAATTCTACTTTTACCAATTGAAGCATAATAAAATATAGTGTTACCTGTATATGTCCCATCACAATCACTATCATAGTCATTAAGATAGTCCTGTGTTTGACCGGTTATATTAGTGTATGGAATTGTGAAACCCGAAAAAGTACCCAATGGATTTGGAACGGTGGTATTTGAAGGTATTTGAATTATCTTTTTTGTTTCAAATTGTGTCCATGGTGTGTTAACTGAAATTGATATTGTTGTTACACCTGTTGACGAATATGTTTTATTTGCAGTTATACCTGTAGCGGTTAATATTGAAGAAGTCCCGTCCCCCCAATCAACTATGAAATTAATATCATATATTTCAGATACTTTTGTGGTATCTATTGTGTTATACACATATACTGTGTTACCTGTCTGTGTATATGAAAAATTACATATTTGTTCAACTTGTTCAATTTGACCATCAAATCCAACCATCACTCCCATTTCGTCAACCGAACTCTCTAAAAAAAGAGGAATGTCGTGGTCATCGTATGCTTCGGATTTTGATATGTTTTCCCATTCATATAATTTTAAACTTAAATCACAATCAGTATCACCATAGGATGCCCCGTCTAAAGTTGCGCCAGACCAAATATAATAACCTGAAGAAACTGTACCACCCGTAACATTATAAATGATATAACCATCTAAAGAATCAATTAAATCTGTATTTGTTAACTCAAGTAAACCACCTAAACTATTGAACCAATATGGTTTATCAACCGCATACAACTTTAAATTAGGAATTGATTTCCTACGTATTTCGTATTTTAAAGGTGGTTTGATATCCATTATTGTCTTCTTTCGTAAAAATTTATTGGAGAATTAAGTACTCCATTCCTTGAGCCCAATGAACCATTGTATTGATAAACAATATAAGAATAATCGGACCTATCAATAATTACTTTATAATAGATATCCTGTTCCTCTATGATTTCTTGACCAACAGATTTTTGTTTATTTACAAAATCGATAATCGTACCATCTTTAGCATTATAAAATTTTGCGGTCATATAAAAAGTATTTCCTGTGATGTTCGTTTCACTAAATGGTGTGTCATCTAAAAACCAAAAGAAATACATATTTTCAGTGTTTCTATAATTTGAACCCGTAAAGACGGGTAGAAAAACAAAATCATTTAAAGGCAATGTTGAACCCGATGGGGTTCCTGTAAAATAAACTTTTTCACCTAATGGAAGTATTAAATTTTTTGAAAAAACCAATCTTCTATTTGTTTGATTTGGTGAATCGTCATTTGATGTTTTATAAAATTCCAACCGAAAAAAACTTTTAGTTGATTGTTTTAACATTTTAGCATTTTCTCTTAATGTTATATCAACAGATTCATAATTTTGGTTATAAACACCGGCATTGTTTAAAAAATAAAAATTATACCATATATCTGTTTGTGTAAAAGTTGTCCCGCTAGTTGATGTTACAGAGTATGGTGAATGAATATATCTAGTTGTTTCGTAATTTTCAGTTGGATTTATAATATCGTACAATATTTCTTGTTCCATTTGTTGTGCACTATCAGTCCACCCCAAATCTGTTTTAAATGTTTGATTTGACGATAAAATTATTTTTTGGTCAGTATCTTTTACTAAAATTTTCATTAACACTTAAAACTTTCTATATTTTTAACTAAAT